GTAGGTAGAGCTAAAAAGATTTAAATCAGAACCAAAACCTGACTGGCTTGAGATACTCGGACGTTGCGCAGTATCTTGATCGCCGCTCTCAATGATGTCCTGCTTGGGACGGGAGGAAAGCAGTGTCGGGTTGCCGAAGAACGAAAGGTTTGCACGAATGTTCTTCACCATCTCGTCGTGAACGACGATCTGCTCAGCAATGCCGTCGAACTCACCTGAACCGTCGGTACCGAAAGCGTCAGGATTGTTAAAGACTTCCACGCATGGAATGAACTCCATGCTGTTCGCCACGACTTTCTTGTCGTACATGGCGAAATCAGTATCGGGCATGTCGAAACTGATTTCCTGCTCGCTGTGATACTCCTCGATCTCAGTAGCAGTAATACGGAGACGCATGTAGCGCTTATCCGTATTCAGGCCTACGCCACGGAAACCCTTGGAGGATTTCACCTTATAGGCATAGATGATGATTACTTCTTCAAGATCACCCTCGGGTGAATAGTAGGTGCGATATGCGTTCTTATCGAACCAGTAAAGCCGGTAGGTCTTCTTGGTGGGGCGAATGTAGAAGAGGCCTTTACCGTATGCCAGGAAGCGATCCCAGATCGCATCTAAACGTGCGTCCAGCTTGTTGAATTTAATGACCTGCTGGATGAAGTCAAACCGCTGCGTACCGAAGTTATCTTGCGCCGGATAGAACTCGACACCCTGCCGAATCCCAAACATTTTCATTTGGGAAAGGTGCGAACTGACCAACATGGTGTCCGCTGAACCTTGCCCATCGTGGTTCACGACGGATTTGAGGATAGCGTCAAGGATAGATTTACTATCGCTCATGGGTGCTTAACGGTTCGGATTATTCTTCAATATCGTAGCCAGCAGCAATTCGTTTGAGAGTAATGACATCATCCTCAACTTCGAGTTCAAACCGTTCGTTGGGCTGAAGCGCCATGTCATGGCAGAGCTCGTCGGGGAGAGGGATGACTGCAGAACCATATGCGTCCTGCTCAATCTCTACGTTGAAATAGCCGGTGGACATTGGAAACGATTCTTTAAGTTTAAGTCCAAAATACTTTATCTTCTGTCAGCTTAGAACTGAAGCTCCAACTTGCCTCTGGTCATTAAGCCGTTGCAGAGCCAGACCAAAGCATCCACACAGTCATCGTGTGAGCTGACACCGAAATTGACGATCTCATCCGTCAATGGACCGAAGCGACGGTACTTATTGAAAATGATCTTCCGCTGCTCGAACATCCCCATGATGCCCCGGAAACGTGCGACTTTGTCCCCACGGAAGCCTTTGACCGCATGCCAGTTCAGGTTGTAGAGACCGTGGTCACCAAGACAGATGCGCTTGAAGTCAGCCTCCAGGGAAGCCTGGTAGGCAACCGCTTCTGACCAGATGTCGATGTTGCTGCCGGTGGGGAAGTACTGAGTGCCGTCTTTGTGGACGATGCCCCACTCTTCCATCATTTCCATCAGGGCCTCGAGCTTGTCGAGGTTGCCCATGATCCTGATGCGCTTGCAATCGATGATGTGAATCTTGTCTCCAACGCGTCCACCCATCACAAACACGGTGAAGTCGTTCTGCTCCCGGACACCAGCAGAAAGGTCAACGCCAACACCCAGGGCATCGAACTGCGTAGAGATGGTTCCTTTGACGATCAAGTCCGGCGAGAGGGACAACTCACTGGTTTGAACGATCTGGTTCTGGTACTGGAAGCTGAATGCAACTGGTGCTTGCCGTCGGCGATCCTGCAGGTACTCCAGGGACCACATCTCCGGCCAGTAGGAGATCTCGTCCCCATGCTCATCGACGGTGATCGCTGACTGCACGATCTGTACCCAGTCGTTGGAGGGCGTGAAGGTGCTGTTGTGAATATCGTCGTGGCGGAAGCGGGTACCGAGACAGATGGCCCGTCCACCCTCAAACATGGTGGGAACGATAACCGAGTTCCAGTTATCCTCCATGGCAGCCCGGATGTCCCGGTTCTTGATATCGTCCGCGCTTTTGATCGCGTCATCGATGATACAGAGGTGCGAACGTTTCGAGGTCACAGCACCTTTCAGACCTGCACAACAGACGGTGAATTCTTCTTCACCAGTCGATTTGATGCCAGCGAACTTCCAATCAATACTCCAGTATTCGTTGGAGTTAATGCCCTTGGCGATCTTTACCGTTGGGAAGATTTCTTTATATGTTTTACTTTCTTCGATGATTCGTTTGATCGCTGCACTCTTAGGACGTGCAACGTCAACCGTGTAAGAAATATAGAGGATTTTTAGCGGTTTCTTGTGAAGAGCATGTACGCCAACAGCCCACGCAGTGTAAAGACCGAGAATCGTGGACTTTGCTGAACCACGTGGAGCGAGGATATCAATGTTGGGTCCGCCGATCCCAATTAAACATTCGGTGTCCTGGCCAGTGCACAAATACTCGTGCCATTCCTTGTGGTGACGTGCAGGTGGTTTGTCACCAACAACATCACAGAAGTAAGCGAAATCTACGCGAGCACGCTCGACATCAATTGAAGTCGTCTTTTTAACGACGCGTTGTTGTGCAGCTGCTCGTGCAGTTCTGCGATAAACGCTATAAATACTGGTGCCTGCCATGCCTGAAGCATAGCGCAGTAATTTTTACGATTCTTCCTGCAGAATCTTTGTCCAAACTCCCATCGAAGCTTCCTGGAGTGGACCCTCGATCGGATCGTCACGGAAGATCGTCAGCATCTCTCTAAGAGCACGATCGGCTCCCGCCAGGATGAGTCCTTGCTTATCCATGAGGACCTTTTCATCGTTGAGCTGTTTGATTGCTCCACGAAGTTCTTTCTGCAGCATGGCAATACGGGACGTACCCATATCTTGTTTCACCATGCCCATATCAATGGCATCTCTGAGTTTGGAGATGTCTTGCGACATGTTGTCGATCTCCATCTCCAGTAGGCCACTGAAATCCCGTTTCTTAAATTCCTTCTTGGACCATTCGTCGCATTCCACGATGCTGCCTGCATACCCGAGAAACCGGGCATACAGGTACATCTGAATGGGGGATCCAGATCGTTTACAGAATGTAAGAAAGGATTCGCGGTCTTTGTCGGTTAAAGACTGAATCCAATCGATCATGTCCGGTACTGCTGTTGAGCTTGCTCGTAATCTCGGCCTTCTTTATAGCGCCGGAACATCTCCTGCTGCAAGTTCGTGAGTCGAGTTTCCGCACCGGTTGTCTGAACGGTCTTCCGTTCTTCGGTGCCAGCTGTTTCGAGGCCAGCACGATACTCAACACCAGTTGCAGCGATGCCTTTCCGCTCTTCCTCACCAGCAAGACGACGACTGGCACGCTCCTCTTCAGCGGTCTTACCAATCGTTAGTCGCTGTTCTGCACCGGCAGCCTGGCCACGTCGAATATCTTGACCGGCGAAGAACTCAGCGTTCGTGCGGTCTAACTGTGCGCCCAACTCCATGTTGAGACGCATTTGCTTACCACTGACTTCATTGAGAGCAACTTGAGTCTGCAACGACTGGGTAGGAACAGGAGTCGGTGCTGCTGGCGGCGGCGGGGGAGGAGAATATACGACTGTCGGGGATGGAGAGGGTTTGCTGCCGCCCATGGTGTGTTACTCGCTTTTAGTAGTTTATCGTGGCTTGATCAGCCTGCAGAAACAAATTTTCCTGCGTAAGAACCAGCAAACTGTTTAGCAGCTTGTTGTTGTGCAGCGACGGCACGCATCAGATCGGCTTCACCAGCTTGGGCAGACAGCATCTGATTTTGCTTGGAGGCCATAATATTCTGGATAGCGCTCGGCATCTGCTCCTTAGTTGTCAGGAACCGCTCGCTGGCTGCTAATGCACGACCAGTGGCACGACGGCCTGCCTCATCGAGATAAGGCATTGTAGCCGCTAATTGTTCCTGAGTCTGACGAAGCGCTTCTTGACCAGCAAGCCGACGCTCGAGAATATTTAACGGAAGATCCGCATAACGTGACTCCCTATCAATCTCATAAATCCTTTGAACTTTTTCAGGGTCAAGACCGGAGATCTTATAGAGCTCAGCGTTGCGCTCATCTTGTTTTTTAGTTAAACGCTCAGCCTCTAATTCAGCTTCCTTGGAGCGTTTGTCATCATCGGCTTTGAGGAGTTCCTGTGCCCCTAAGATCTGAGTTAAAAGCGCATTAGAATCTGGCTTCTGTTCAAACCCCGTCTTCTGACGCAACCAAGCCAGTGGGCTAGTGTCACGAGGAGTGGGCGCCTCAGGAAAAATTCCCCGAGGATCAATTCCCCGCCTCAATACTTCACCGTAAAGGTCGATTGCGCTTTGATTCAGATTATCAAACGCTTGATAACTCATATCACTGATATTGATACAGTTGAGTGAGGGCCTGACCAGCTTGCTGAGCAGCTGTTCCACCCATCTGCAAGCCAGCAGCTTGAGCGTTCTGCAGCATTGCAGCGCGGGTTGCGATATTTTGAGCAATGCCCTTCATCGCTGCCTGGCGCTCAAAATCGCTCTTCTTGGTAGCTTCCGCTGCTTTGTAAACCTCGGGAAGAAGCGTCCGCATTGCATCACGCTGAGCTTCAGCCGATTTGACGGTCTCTAAACGGCGTCCCATGCCACTGGAGCCGAGGACATCCAGAGGGCTGCCATAAGGATCGGTGGGACCGTATTGACCCATGCCAGCGGGAAGATTTGCTCCGCCGTAGATCGGGCTGCCATCCGGACGGTAGCCCAGTAAACCAGCTGCGGTTTGGGCTGCACCACCCAGGGGAGCACCGAGGAGATTGGAAACACCTCCACCAACGCCACCAGCCAAACGACTGATTGCAGGGGCGGCAATAGCAGCTGCAGCTAAAGGAATACCGATTTTAGCGACTTTCGTGGCGGTGCCACCGAGACCAGGAAGATCAACCATGTCGGGAGCAACTGCCCCCACTGCTTGGGTTGCAAGACCAGGAGCCGCTCGCATCCCGGCTTTAGTAAGACCACCTAAAGGTGCTTTTAACCCCATACCGGTCAAATAGCCAGTACCGCCACCCAGAATGGCTCCGGGGATACCGCCTGTCCTCAGCCCCTCAAGGGCACTGAAGCCTCCCATAATACGGGGCAGATACTGCATGGCCATCCGGCCACCCGTTGCGAGTAAAGGAACAATAGCGGGCGCCGCCATAATTAAATACTTCTTTCTATGAAATTTATTTTAGGTTGAATAAATCAAGTGTCAGACAAAACGATCAATCATGCCACCGACAGCGGCGCCAATGGGCATACCAAGGGGGCCAAAAACACCTGCTGCCTGACCGAGCGCACCTGCCAAGCCACCAGCAGCTCCAAAGAGGCCACCGCCACCACCGCTCTGTTGTACACCAGGGATAACAATTGGCGCGTGTTGATTAGGCATGACAACACCAAGGTTGTCTAACACCTGACCACCAAAACCTTGTGAGCCGCGTCCCAACGCATAAGGCAGTTTTGACCTGGCTTCATCTTGGTCAGCCTTTTCTCGGGTTCGCTCTAACCAACTATTGGCTTTGCCGAACGCCTCTAACCGCCTGCCATCGAAGGGTGATGGTCCGGAACCAAAAGAGCCTTTCTTATCTACGTCAAATCCGCCCTTCCAGTAATCGGAGCTCCCCATAGAGCCCCAATCGGTTTTGCCGATTCCGGTCGCACCTTTAAATGGGCTATCTGCTCCCAGTTTTGACCAACTGGCACTGCCGTATGCAAAAGGATTGTCGCTTCCCATGATTAGAATTGGTGAGTGGTGTACATTGCCCTGGCGGCACCCATGGGATCAATCGCCACGGTGGCGCTGGTGTCCATACCAGCAGCTGCAGACATCGGCTGATTTGCTCCAATTCGAGCATTCTCCCGAGCTTGCAGTAGCCTCAGCTGATTCTGATACTTCATCTGATCCAGATAAAGATAACCAGCCTGCTCATTGGTCAGCGGCAGCGTCCCCGGAACGTAAGCCTGACGTGTGAACTCAGTTTCCTTGGGCTTATCTAATACCCCCTCTGCTGCTTTGATGCCAGCCGAAGCGGCAAGTTGTGCAGCAGGAACAGCAAGTTTCGCGCCAACGGAACCGAGCTTAGGCGTCAGCAAAGCTTCCAATGCTTCACCGCTTAAGTAATTAAAAAAGGTATCCATAGCCTGACCGGCTAAACGTTGGCTTTCAGGTCTACCTGCCATCAGACATTTACTCCTTGATTCGGAAACTTACCTGCGGTGTTTGGGCTTCTTTCATTAGAACCAGCCGCTGCGGGCTGTGAAGCTATTCTACCTAAAGTCGCACTTGAGATTCTTTCCTCTTGAGCAATCAAGCCACGATCGACAGACTGAGCATATTTAGCCAAAAATTCGTTAGCAGCGATATCGCGATCATCGCCAAAAGAAGGGGCATCTGTTTGCGATAAATTCACCATCTTTTGCTCAGACTGCGCAGCAACATCAGAATTAAACTGGTTGTTAGCTGCAAATCCAGATGGATCGGGATTTCCCTTCTGACTCAAAAAAGGATTGTCCAGTTGTTTCGGATCAAAAATACCTTTCTTGAAACGACCGAGCATTTCACCACCAGGCCGCTCTCCACGGGCAAAAGCATCAGCGGCTGGACCAGTGCGTCGACTGGGAAAAGGAGGGAAAGCCATTAAATTCAGCTCTTCTTGCGATTACGCAGCTTTGTAAGGGTCTTAGCCAGGTTGGCCTGCCTCACAGTGCGCTTGTCATATTCATCGGGATTAGCTGTGACCTTGGCGGCAAACTCTTTCGTTGACATCCCACGCTCCTCGGCTTTCTCTTTGAAAGCACCAGGGCGCTTAATAGCGTCATCGATCCAGTCGCCGCCTTCAGCCATTAATCCCAAATAAATATAATTTTATCAGCCGACAATACCGCCGACCTTGGAAGCGATCTCAGCAGCCTTGGCCAGCTCAGGGGAGGTGGACTCCAGCTTGCGGACTTTGTCAGCAGCCACAGCGGGCAGCCAGCCTTTGGCCATTTCGAAAGCGAGCTTCTTGATCTCTTCAGCGGTCAGTTCACCATCAGCGACGGACTCCACGGCAAGCTCAAAAGCTTTGTCGATCTTGGAGCCATCCCAGTTATGGAGGTTCTGATCCAGGATGGGGTCGACGATGTCGTAAGCCTTTTGGACCAGATGGCCGTACTTGAGGAAGTTCTTAGCGGTGAGGTTGGTTTTCAGGAATACCGCCAGAGCTGTAACGGCAGCGCCAATGATACTGGCGATGACAGGTTCGAGGAAAGTCATACTATTGAACTATTTGAGCAAAGTCTATAGCCGGTCTATTTTTCAATCAGACCGGAGATTCTGCGATCTTACCGATAGTTTCGATAGCTTTTTTCTTTAAGAATGCAGCAGCAGGTGAACCACGGAAAGTAGCGCGATCGCCTTCTTCAACGGAAGCCTCACGAGCAGCAGCACGTGCTGCAAGAGCGTCACCAATTTCTTTTGATTCAGGAGTCATATTAAATAAGATCTTGGATTCACCACCAGTGAGAACACCTCCTTTCCCAATAGGAAGTTGAACGTCGGTTTGAACTCCAGTTGCTTTTGGAGTTGCGATTCGACCGATCTGACCCATACCGCTGGGGAAACCCTCCGCCGCATACTCACCGAGAGCTTCGCGGTAAGGATCAGTCATTGCATAGACGTAATCCTTAGGACCACCTTTGGTTTTCAGCTCGACACCCAGCTCACCGCCAGGGTAAAAAGTCATCTCCGAAATTGCGCGACTACGCTTGGGATCGATTCCGTAAGTTTGACTAGGACCTTCTACCTGACTCATTGCACTGAGGTAAGGATTTGTTGAGAAGCTAGCAGTCTTAACTTCACGTGCAACTGGAGCAACTTCGATAGCTGTTCCTTCAACTGCCGGTTGCGCAGAAGCGCCGGTCACCTGTGCAGCAATTTCCTTTCGCTTCT